AGCTTGTCATTTCCTTTTGTTGATTCCGTTCCTTTGGGTCGCAGTTCCGACAAGTGGATCGCGCAACCTGCTCCATTTCGTAAAGCATGAGAAGCAAATCTCCAGCTTGCTTCGATTCCATCAGGACCCTCCATTGAGTCTTGTACTACAAATACTGTGCAGCTAACAGGTAGGCGGGAAGTGGGTGCGTCGAGCCAGGACTGAACACGGCCAGTCCTTGAGATATAAGATGCGGTGGTCATTTGACTAGATCAGATAATTGAGGTGGTTTGTAGTTAGGTCCTTTCAAGACTTTGCCGTCAGCTCGATAGATAGGTTTGCCATCTTCACCGAGCTTTGACATATTTGATTTATGAACTCTGGTCATCGCTTCGTCTAGGTCCCATTCTTGGGATGCGGCGAATTGAAAACATACATACACCAGGTCAGCTAATTCTTTTAGCTGATGTTCTGTATCCTCGAAGTGATAAGCCTCGTGGAACTCAGACCATTCTTCATCGATCAAAGATTTCTGAGTCGTCCTCTTGTCCGGTCCATTCGGGATCTTGTAAGAAAAGCGGAATTGGTCCGCTTGATCCATTAGGCTCTGGCGAATGTAGGAGTTCATTTTCAAGATAGTGGATAGCTTTGTGAAGGTCCTCTCTTTTAGAACCTTTGTAACCGGCTCTGCAAATATATTTAATTGCATTGCCTAGGTGATAATTAAGTTCTTGATCGCGGATGAAGTCCCAGACTTCTATGTGTCCACGTGTGTAGTGTTCGGGTGATTGGGCCAATTAGTTACCAAGTTAGAAACAGTATTGCAAAGGCAGAAGTTCTGGTGTTGAAGTGCAATCAACAACGTGATGATGTCCTTCTTATCTGCCTCAGGTAACAGGTCTTCAAGCCTCCGCAGCTTGAAGCTCTGCTCCATCGTTAACTCCGTGACCGGCATCGGCGGGAGTCCAGGGTATGACTTGTCCGTCATATTCGTTAGTGGTGAGAATCTTTGCGAGTCGGGCATTGATAAGGGCGTCCTCTTCAGTCATGTCTTTATCTGTGAAGGCTTTGACAACGGTGTCCCACGTGTATCCATGCTCATCAAACAAAGCAACAGCGCGTTTGATTCCTATACCGGGAACGCCTGAGTAACCATCGGTTTGATCGCCTGCCATCGTCTGAATTAGATGCCATCGATAACCTTCTTCTTCTGTGATCATCACTGTCTCTGTCATGTTGAATAGACGACCAGGTATCTGCCGCATGTCCTTATCAGGACTGACGATTACGTTGCCAGGGTTAGCTGTTGCATAGATACCCATGGCATCGTCAGCTTCAAGCGTTGGCATACGGATAACTTCGTACTGTTTAGACAGTTCGTTGATGACACGTTTGTATCCACAGGGCTTCTTCCTATTTCGATGACCCTTATAACTGGGAAGAATTTTCTTCCTAAAATTTACAGAGTCACTAAAGAACAGGATCAGTTCAGGCACATCCCAAGTGAAGTGACCTTTGATATTGGTCAAGTCACGGCGTACATTTGCCATTGCCTCACTGAACTTACTGACAACCATGATGACGTCATCACCCCAGTCAATATCAGTCTCAGCACCAGCACAGGATTTATAAACAATGTAGTCAGCGTCAACTAGAAGTTTCATCAGTGGACCTCCGACCAGTTTTTCCCTTGCTTCGCTTCGGCTGCGATGGGGATTCGTAAGTTGTAGTACTCGCCAGCCTCTGCTGCGCTATATACCAGGGATGCTGATAGATCTGCTGCGTGATCGGGGTGGCACTCGAATTGGAGTTCGTCATGTATAAATGCGAGTTGTGATGCACACAACCCTAGTTTTTGTATGTAATTGTGAGCGATGACCATTTGCCGCTTCGCGACGGTACCGGCTCCTGACTGGAGCAAATAGTTCAGAGCTTTGTGTGGACTATCTAGAGCGATCTTTCGACCGTCTATCGACTTAATAAAGCCCTTCTGAGACGCCTTTTTGATTGCCTTAAGAAGTTCCGCAAGTCCATCAATAGCCGATACAAATGCTTCTCGGATCTCCGCACCTTTGGATTTAGCATCGCTATCATTTAAGGAAGAGTCAAAGGAATGTCCAATTTTGGCGTCACCTGCTCCATAGATGAAAGCGTAGGTAATTGTTTTGATAGCTCGTCTACTGACACCGACTCTGTCAGCGTTGACTTGATGGATGTCTCCATTGAGGAGGGTGTCGGCAAACTCTGTTGAATACCTTGAAATGTAGTGCCCGAGCATCCGTAACTCGATGCCGCTAAGATCGGCACCCACCATAACTTGACCAGGCGTTGGAATAAATAGTTCTCTGAATTCATGATTACTAGGACATTGCGCTAAATTTGGACGTCGATGTGCACATCTATGGGTGAATGTACTTACTGAACAGTGGTGATGTATTCGGTTAGCAGTCGTAGCAAGCTTCAGCCATGCGTTCGTGCCTTCCGAGATCATCCCCAAGCTCTTCGTAATATCGAGACACTTCAGAAAAGCCAGGGCTATTTCTGTCCCAATATCCTTGAGTATCACTTCGTCGATGATGGGCTTCCCAGTAGGACTCATCTCCGTTGGATTCCAGCCATGAAATGTTTGCAGGATCCATGAAATATGGTCGCGTGAGGTTGGGTTTAACTCTTTCAGTTTGGTGAACGTACATTCTTCTACGTATCCAAGGGTCTTGTTATTTCGTTTAGGAGTAAATTCTGATCCCTTAACGAAAGGGTGTTTGTGGCGTAATAGTTGACAAGTTTTTTCAAGCTCTGATCTGAGAGACGATGCAAGTTTCCATGCAGCGTTGACATCAAATTGCCATCCATGTAGTTGTTGCTTGGTGAGTATGATTGCTACGTCATGCTCTAACGCGACCCAGTCAGGTAGGGTTGGAAATGATCGCATAGTTTGGTGGTGACGTTTACATCTTGTACGCAGTAATCCTGCATTTCTTGTGACCAGTTTTGCCAGTCAGTATCTTTACCAAATGATCCCTTGAATTCTTTTAGGCGGTATCCGTAGCTTTCAAGACTGTGTCTCCCCCACATGGGTGAAGGCATACCTTTAAACTTCCCGACATACTTACCTTTTACTTTGTCACCACGATCAATGATTAACATGTCAGCGTGGTACAGGCGTGACAGTAGAAGCGTGTCTACTACCAAACCCTTCGGGTTGAACCAGGGATAAATCTTTTGTAGGCACGGTATGTCGTACCCGATAACGTTATGTCCACAAATGATCTCAGCATCTTCAATAAGTTGAACACCACGGGTGATCGCTTCTTGATCGCCTTGATCGTTATAGACATAGGTCTCGTCAACCTCAGTATCGTGGATGACAAGACAGTGGATACAGGTGACATCATCTAGTAACCCATTACTTTCCAGATCGAATACCAACATTGTTCCATTGATATGTTTTATCCACAAACTGAGCACGTTTCACTGCATCAGCCGTAGGTGGGTTAGGTTTAGAAATCGGCAACTTCGAACTCTTTTTCGATTGGTGATTCATTGAATTTACAAGTATTGAGGTCATAATTCAGTTGACATGCTTCGCCAACTTCACCTGAATAGCGATTTTTAAGGACTCGCACTGTCGTAGAATCTCGTTCAGATCCGCTCTGCTGATCTCTTTCGAGCGCAATGACGCTATCTGACAATTGGCCCACGCTTCTGGATCCTCTAAGAGAGCGCAACTGAACTCTTCCCCCTTCTTCATGTGATTGTCCATTAGGTGGTGTAGTTGTGTGACATACAAGAAATAATGCAATGCCAGTACGTTCTACCAATGAACGTAACTTGGTCATAGTTGTATCAATCATCCGACGTTCATCACCTTCAAGACCACTAAGTAGGATCGATAGGTGATCAAGGAAGATGACCTTCGTATCTAATCCAGCCGCCATATATTCAATGCGGTTGTAGATATGGTCAGGGTCATAGCTACCGAACCCATCAAAGAGATGTAGATTCCATTTAGCTATGGTTTCATCAAAGATCTCGGTTAACTCGCTTCGTTGTTGTTCACCGAGGTGCAGAGGTCTACCGCAGGCGTTAGACATAAGTCCGAGAGATGTATGACGCATGGATTCTTCAAGTGCCAAGTAACCAACCCGTTCTCCTTTAGCAAGAAGGTCAGTTGCGATTGCACGACAGAAGGACGATTTTCCGATTCCAGACCCCGCAGTAATTGTGACAAGCTCCCCATACCTGATCCCGTGTAACTTTCCTTGTAATCCTTGAAAGGGGTAGTCATGATCAGATGGTGGTGATGGTGTAGTGATTAAGTCAAGGAGTGTCTTTGCATCGACAATCCCGTCTGGTTGATATTGAAGGTGGTCGTAATTACATACAGCTCTTACAGCTTCTGAGTCTCCAGCCTGTAATGCTTCTGAGGCATCTTTGTAATCCTCTAGAAAGCCGATGAATACTTTGCCAGGTGGTAATACACCAGCAGCATCTTTAGCAGCCTTCTGGCCTGCCTCATCGTTATCAAAGAACAGGACAACTTTGTCGTAGTAATTGATCCATTCATAGTTATTTTGAATGGCTTTCTTGGCAGCAGCCGCACCGTTTGGGATAGAAACTACAGACCAATTTGGCTGTGCTTCCCAGACAGACATTGCATCCATCTCTCCTTCTACGATAACTAGCTTCTGCTCCTTCTTGCTTGTTTTGTGACGGTAGTTCTGCATCCCAAACAGGGACTTGACTTCACCTTCACAACGAAACTCTTTGTCCGGTGTTCTTACTTTTGCTCCGACAACCTTTCCAGAGCTGTCGAAATAATAGTGGCGTAGAAGTTCTCCGTCTCGATAGGTCTTGAAGAGTTCACAGGTTTTCTCTGAGATTCCTCTGGAGTGCAACCTTCCGGCTGATCCTTGTAGTTGTACATGTTGCACGCGATGGTGAGTGTGGTTTGTAGCGGAATCATCCGCAGGTTTGTAGTAATTGCATTTGTGGCAATACTCATGCCCGTCTGTGTAGATACTGTTTGCATCAGATGATCCACACTGCGGGCAAGGTATATGCCTGATAAATTCAGAGTCGCTCACAAGAGCCAATCAATAGGGATAGTTGCGAAGGACGTCCACTTGATGCCTAACTTGTCGCACCATTGTGCATACGTCGTCTTCGATTTCTTAGAGATAGTATTGAACGGTGCCTGAAAGACCATCCGAAGATCAATGTCAGGGTTTTGTTGGATGACTGACTTGATCTTCTTTCGATCTTTGGAGTCCCAGTAACCCTTAGCTTCAAGCCAAACTCCATTCGGAAG